TCATACTCCATTGTCAACTGGGACAACCTCCCATTTTTCACCGGTAAATGTCCATTGTTTATCAGGAACTGCAGGCCGCACAAAATCCGACCGTGTTACCCAGTAAGATGTATCAAAGTATGCCCAGAACCATGGCCGCATAATACCAAAAGTGCGCTTATTGTTTTTCTGAAGAGAATAATCTACATTATTGTAATACACATCGTAAACCAAAACACGTCCATACCGGTGCACCTGGTAAAAGATATTTGTAACTTCCCGGAGTGTTTTATCTACCCTGCTACTATCCTGTGCCGTGTATAACAAATCTATGGACATTTTACCTGACTGGGAGAACAGAAAATAAAGACCATCAGCAAGATTTTGCCACTGCCGACTGTTTGCATACCATTGAATCTCATCAATAAAAACAACACTGTGTGGCTTCAGGTAAAACTCTGAACCCAAACGCTCTACATCCAGGAAAAAAGCCCCACGCAGTGGTATGTTAGAATACACTGAACGCCCTTTTTTCATCTCACGAAATGCTCGATAACAGGCCGTATATGTTTTGCCCACACGAGGTAAACCAAAATAACCGTAAATCATACTACCACCATTTTATAACACCCTTTACAACACCGATAAAAGCCAACGCCACATCAATACCAGTTACAGCTATCCACGCACTTATAGGCAACCCAGCCCCTGGAGGCAGTAACCCCTTACCGTATGCCACAAAATCACTTATTTTTGAAGTGTCAAAACTACTTAAACTATCATCAACTGTTACATTTAAGCTTTTCACTGCATTTGTAAAAACTACACGAACATGGTCCAGATTCATCACAATAGACCCAATCTCAGTGCTTGATGTATTTGTCAGGCCAATTATCCACGATGCCAGACCACTACCCCCAGGCTTTGCCACAACGTCCTCAAACTTTCTTATCACAATGTTACCGCTATAATTAGCAATATCACCATTACTGGCAGTTACCACCAACGACCACCTATGGAACCCTTCTGATGTAGGCACCCCAGACACTTCACAGTTTCCCTGACCACGTGCAGTTAAAAAACGAGGCTTTTCCGTCCAATTACAACTATACCCCAGGTAACTGGGCACACCCACTGGATACCAACCACCGGTATAAGTAACATCCACGTAACCCTCTGCAGGCATCTGAACAACACCACCAGACAATGCAGAACCTACAGACCAATCACCTACCCACACATCACGCATAAAATACAGTCTTGTCGAACACTCATCGCCTACCTCATTCAACCTAAAGCGCTCGATGTCTACTAAAATTAACAAATGGCCAGTACCAACACGTGTTGTTTCATCTATCTGATAATCATCTTTAGTAACGTCGAAATATGAATAATTAACAACTCGTTTCTCACGCCAACCAGTTTGACCCTCCCACGCTATCCAAGCCCGTCTCATCCTCAGAAACTTACACGTATGCGGATCAGAAACCAAACAAGTCGCCGTATATGTAACTCGGAACTCAGTATCTGTTTCAACCTGTTTTGGCATACTAAAATCCACTTTATAAATCCCTGGTGGCATAACATCAATGTAAACACTCGACACCTCTTTCTGCCCTGACCCTGTATGCACCCACGCCAAATAACTCCCAGCTTCAACAGCACCATTAGCATCTTCAGAAGTTACCGAAGGTAGAGCACCAGTACATCCACCGTAAAGGTCATCACAATAGAACTCACTATCACTCATAACAGGAGTCGCAGTGTATAACGCCAAAGGATTACCCCAACACACATCATTAGCACTCCGCACACACTCATGTTTATTACCAACACGGTATCCATGTTTATACATCAACTTTGCGTAACCCCCCATATGCTCTGACACTGTAATACCCCACTCCGTAGAGGGCAAATTAAAAGGAAAATATGGAACACCCGACGCACTCCCTGGAACTAACAATCCAGTTACACGCCAACCACCAGCAGCATAAACAACGTCACCCCCTCCAAATAACAAAATCAACACAAAAACCACGCTAACCCGAACTACCCGCCGCATGCTTGTGCGCCCATCCCAACACTATACCGATGGCCATCATACCCATTACAACCCACCAGAAATCACTCGGAACTGCAGCCCATACCCTTTTCACTCCATCACTGAAAGCAGTAAAATATGAAGCTGAAGAACCGGAACCCACAGACCCCATTAATGCCTCTGAACTTTTAGGAGACGAAGCAAAACCAGTAATAACCGCACTGAACCCCTTAACCACAACACCCAGAATTTTCACCCCAGCATTCACAACCTGTATAGTTGCAATCACTATGCTGTTTATCCAATCAATTATCATAGCTATTAAGATGGCCGGAACTGCTAACACACTTATAACCGTTTCCATACTATCAACTCCTGAACATGTCCATTATCACCAGGCACACGCACATAACCAAGGGTAGGAAAAACAACAAACTTATAACCGCATTGTTTTGTCGGACTAACACCGCCAAGTATTCAGCTTCAGTCATTCAGATGACCCCCCAAGAAAAGACACCACCAACCAGACAGCATAAAGGACAGCCATGCAGACAGTAACCAGCACAAAGCAGAACGCCAAAAACTGCACTCCTATCTCTGGCACAACCTCTATTGTCGCTGTCTGCATGGCCCCCTCCTAACGCAGTTTAGTACGGCCTAGTACCAATTTGATACCCCAAGACACTGCACCCACACCAAGCAGAATCGGAAGAGCCCAAGCTAAGTTATTGCTCAACATCTGCGTCACCGTAGCCGTTACATTCGGAAGATCAACAATCAACTTACTAACCAACCTCCTTTCTTTCATTCTTTATCTGAACTGGAAGAGCCCCCAGTTTCAGCCCATGTTTAGAACTTACCAATCCAAAACCTGCAACCTCTTCAGGGGAAAGTGAACTATACACCTCACCCGTACCCATCCCCATTATTGCCAGGGAGTACTTGTACAGCGTCCCCTCTTTTACAGGAACACGCTGGACAGAAACCACAACAATCTCCACATTAACCTTGACTACATCACCAACATTTACCATTTCAGCACCTCCATAAATATATTATACACCTTGAAACCCAACGTAACGCACATCACCTAAATGCATTTTGCCTAAATCGTCCCACACCTCTGACCAATGCATACCCAAATTATACACCTTATTGAACGCAACAGCATACACTTGCGGTAGTATGTCCCAGTAACCATGACGCATCCATTCCCACACTACTTGACACGCTAACCATGAAGCATGTACCATTTTTCGGAACTTATCATACCACGGCCTATATAAACGAAGTAAAGCGTAACTCGCTGTAATACGCGCACCTTCCTGCTTATCTAAATACTTTTCTATATAGTACAAAGCGCGCCCTTTATCTTTAACCCCTTCTATGTCCACATTGCCCAAATCCCAGTACCTTTGCACTACATCCACAGGCAAATACTTAAACCCGAACAACACAACATGATAATGATACACTCCACGCTTCTGTTTTTCCCTTACTTTCACGTAATAAAGAGTATCATCAAAACCATGACCACGCAACCAGTATTGAATATTTTTTGTCCACTTATTAAAAGCAGCGCTTAAATCTTTTCCGCTAATATCTTCACGCACCGTAAACGTAAGAAATAAAGCATGATTAAATAACTCATCAGAACTACTCCGCAACTGACGAATAACATACCTGGCCTGACTAACCACTATAACACCTCCAAAAAATTTTTTCTAGTTTGCGACATATATACCAAGTCCAAAGAACCAAAAAAATTTTTCGCCGCGCCTAAATTGTTACCCTTGCCCCCAAAAACGGACGCCGCGGCTTGGGGCATATCCGCAACTGTGGATATGCCCGCGCGCCGCGACTGTCTACTTGGAGGTGTTACATGCCCCTGAACATCCCATATAAGGGAAGGCACAGCAGGGGGGTGGTTACCCCTGCCATGCTTTACGCATCTTGTTTTTTTGCTATGGGCACTCTTCCTAATCATAAGACCCAAACCCGTCACGACATAACTGGTCAT